GAGGAATGTGCGTCCTTTCCTTTCGGAGATAATGATGACTATGTCGACAGCACCACACAGGCTGTGTTAAGATATCGAAAAGGGAACTTTGTCAGTTTATTCACTGACGAGGAACGAGAGAAAAAAATTAAAGGGGAAAGGCCCAAATACTATTTCTAATGGCTGAAATTAAACCGAAAAAAAATTTAAAACCGCAAAAAAGTATGTTGACGGGTCTTTTAAAACCCGCGATCAAATTTGCTTATAAAACGTATATTAAAAAACATCCGATGTTTAAAGAAACAACAGAAGCTTTTGCAAAGAAACAGATCAGCAGAGTGGATAAACGATTTAACATAAGCGCAGGTCTTACGGGTATGGTTAAACAATTAATAAAGCAGAATCCTAAATTGCATCCTAAAGGCAAGAAGCTGTTGCACGAAGCGCGCGATGCTCTGGCAAAGTACAAGGAAAAAATTAAGGGAGATACGATTCTGGAAAAAATTACCAAAGGACCCCCAAAGCATTACAAAGGGGGCTTGATGAGAAAGCCTAAACTAGCAAGAAAAGGATTCTAATGGCTATAGATCAATTACCATTCGATGTAAAAATACCGACCAATGAACCTGGAACAACAGGCATTGATCAGCTTGATGATGAGACTGTTGAAGAAGAAGTGACGTGGAAAGATCTTCCTGCTCCAGGTGCGCTCTTAATGCGTAAACCTAATAAGCGGGAATGGCAGGCCATGAAGAATTTTGGTCGTGGTATTCTGGGTATGCAAAAAGAACTCGCCCTCGACATGATGCCCGTTCTGGGTGAGAAACGAATGTTCGGTTATTATGATGAAGAGAAGGAGCTTTTACAGAAAGCGATCGAAGAGAAAGATTATCCAGGGATTGGCGTTCACGGGGTTGGAGCTCCGATTATGGCGGCAGGAATGATTCCTTGGTGGTTGGGAGGATCGTTGATTCGTCCTTTGACTAGAAATGTAGGCAAAGCGTATCGAATCGCTACAGCTCCTTTTAGAAAAAAAGCTACCAGTGTTTTAGAGCAAAGTAATCAATTAATAGGAGCCACAGGAGGCGTAGGTTTTCGACGGTTCCACGAGGTTATCAATACTCCCCGACTAAGAGTGGCGTACGAACAGTGGTTATCAGGACTCCCTGAATATCGAAGAGTGGCTGATACCAGAATGGTTCAAAAAAACCTTGAAGAGTTTCGAAGCTTAAATGGTGTACAAATTAACCTTTTGGAGATTGAAGGACGAACTGCAGCGGCTGTTGCAGTCCAGAGACCTTACCTTACATCTCCAAACGCGATTCTAGCTGAAACGAAAAAAATGGTTAAAGAGCATAAAACACAACACCAAGTCGTGGTGAAAGATAAAACGAAGATGCTGGAGAGTGGATCGGTGCCAACGAGAATTACCGAGAAGTTTACCTTAGGCGAAAGTCTGACGCCAGTCAGAACGGGAACAGCCGCAACAACCAGTGAATTTTTAGGATCGGCAGCCTACGATGTAATTGCTGCGCAGAACTTTAAGCAAATGCCGGTTAAAAATATGACTGCGTATTTAGCCGGAATGGTTCGATCGGGTAAATTGAAAAAGGAAGAACTGTTTGATTCAGGACTATTAAAACTAGATGCCAATAATAAACCCATTGGAGGAACGCTTTTTGATTTGAGTTCCAATACGCCTAATATGGTCATTGGTAAACAGGATATTTTAAAAGTACTTAAGGAATCTCCTGCACAGAATTTAAAGATTAAAACTTATAAAAGTGCTACTGTATCACCGGCTGTGTATTACGATCTTTATGCCACAACCACGATGATGGGCAATACGATGGACAACTTTCTGCAAAAAGCTATTTTTGCAACCAAGAATACTGCAGCGCGTGGTAAACTAAGACAGGTTCAGAAAGATGTAAAAGCGTTAGATAAATCTATGTATCATACCGCCAACGACTTGAGGTTTGACAACAGCAATTTTAGAAATGAGTTCTTTTTACCGATGGTGGAACGAATGAATAATATACTACCTTCTTTGGATTCAGGAACCCAGCAAGTCTTGCGGGCTTACATAGAAAACGCCAAGAAAATAAATAAGATGGCCAATCAAGCAGGAGTCACTAAGAAGGGCCACGTTGAAGCCTTTCAAGCTTCGGGGGGAACGCATAGTGGTTTTGAGAGTGCCCATACACTTCCGGGAGGATTTAATTACCAAGAGAAGGTTATTTATCTAGATGAAGCAATTCCTTTCAATAGAAGTAGTGGACGAGCAAGATTTACAACTCATTATCCTCAGGATAATCCAATTGTTTTTACTCGCTACAAAACGCGTTATGATCGATCGGGAAACGAAATTATAGCCATTGAAGAAATTCAATCCGATACTCTTCAACCTTTTTGGGGAACGCATAGCGATGCAACTGCTGCAGAAAAAGCAGCCTTAGTGAAAAAAAGAGAAGCCATGACCAGTCCGTTTGGAACGACATTAACGGAAGCACATGTCAGACGAAGACTGAACGAGATTAATAAAGAAATGGAACCCTTTCTTCCTAAGAATTTAAAAAAAGAAGTGGCACCAGGACAATGGGTCAATCGTAGCATGACCGATAAAGAACTTAAACATCTTCAGAAACTCGACGCTGAGAAGGCGGAACTAAGAAAGTTTTTAGCGAAACAGGATGTACGGCTGGAAGGTGCAGCGACTAGTGCCATAAGAGCTCCCACAGGAGAGAAAGTTGATTTCTTCCCTTATCTAAGACGAACGGGAGGAGTCCCAGGATATGACATGTTGGCTATTAAAACCATGGTCGACGACGCCATTCGTTCAGGACAAAGAGGAGTCACTATTGTTCCGGCTGGAGTGGGTAATCGATCTAAAGAAGCGGGTATGTATATGTATTATGGAGATTCACGAGGAACTAAAGTCAAAGGACTTACACAGAAAGCGCTTCCAGGAGGAAAAAAGAAGAAAGTATCTCCGGACGCTGTTTATGTGGATGCTTTAAAAAAGATTGCTAAGCAAATTGAGAAAGAACATGGGATTAAGCTAAAGGTGGTGCAAAGAGAGATTTTTAACTATGATCCTATGAAACTCTACGCCATTGAAAACAAAAATGGGCAGGTTATTGCTTCTTTTAAAACTAGACAAAACCGTGATTTTGTTCTAGCAAAGAAGAATGAAATGAGCCCAAGCGGGGAAGGATTTAATGCTATTAATTTTGGTGAGGGAGCTCCGGGTTCTCCTGAAATGCGTAAAGGTAGCTTTAAATCTATTGTTCTTGAAATTCCCGACAGTGCAGCGAAGCAGTTAAGTAAGAAGAAAATGTCCACCTACCGGGAAGGTGGTCTGGTTGCAATTGAACCTAAAAGAGAGTACTTTGCAGCAGTGATTTAACGATGAGAGATATTTATAAAACAGCGAAGAAAGTTCAAACGGCCCCGGTCCGTGGTCGCATCAAAGCGATGACGGCACAACCGAGAGCTGTTGCTCAAGCGCGGAAAGTTGCCCGCCAGACGACAGGATTTAAAAAAGGTGGAACTTTGATAGTAGAGGAGATACAATCCGACGTGTTCCCTAAGGTCACTACAACAACGACTAAGAAAAAAGGAAAGCAAGCAGGAGGAATTATGAATTATAAACAAGGCGGTGCTTATGGACCTTTAAGAGGAACTAGTGGATCTAGAGGAGTTGCAAAAGCTTTTCGTGGAAAAGAAGGGTTTAAAGAATCACAAAAACTACAGAGAAAATTATCCCTTACCGACAAATTAAAAATGCAGAACAGAGGTGTAATTGATAAAAAAACCGGAAGACTTCATCCTGAACATGAAAGGGCTTTAAAAGCCTTATCAAAAAAAGAATTAAAGCAACTAATTAAAACAGGACAAAATCCTAGATATAAATCAGACTACCAAGTTCTTCAGCCAGGGTCCCTAGCTTCTCTAGGTAGAAAACAATGGAAAAAAAATAAACAAACAACTAAACAAGAAGGTAAATATTTTAAAGAAATGAAGGCAAAAGGAATTAAAAAAGGTGGGTTACATAAATTAAATGGGTCTAGCTTATTAAAATATGATCAAATAGTTGCCGAAATTATAGACAAGAAGAAGAAGAAATTAAATGGAAAGGAACAATGGTACGGAAAGCAAGCAGGAGGACATGTTAAAAAAGCTTCTCATAAATGGACCGCAGAACAATTTGGAGGAGGGGTAAAAGGAAAACCTCATTCTACTCAAGAAGGAAGAATTGCTGCAGGAGAAAGACTTTTTAAAAGATTTTGGGACAAGAAAAAAGAAGAAGATAAGAAACGTAGAATGGGACCAGGAGCACCTGCTCGACCTAAAGAAGCAGGAATGAATATAAAAAAAGGTGGAGTAGTACAAAAAGTGTTTCTAGGAAAATTAATGGAAATGTTCGGGAGGGGTAAAAAAGCGACAGCGTATGGAGGCCCTGCAAACCAAGGAGGTCCTGAACCTACTCGTAAACAAACGATGGATGTTTTTAAAGACAAATTTGCTGAAAGGCATCAAAAAGGAGGAGTTATGGAAAAAGGAAAACCGCATTCAACTAAAGAAGGAAGAGTAGCCTCAATGTATAGGCAAGTTAAGAGATCACGAGATAAAGATCGAATAAGCGTACGAGATATGAAGAGAGTTTCGGCTTCAGCACAAGATGTTGTGGCACTACACGAGAAGTTAAAGAAGGAAACGCCGAGAGGAAAAGGAAAAGCAAAGGCGAAGAAGCATAAAGAGAAATTAAAAAAACTAGCCGAAAAAGGAATTGGTTACATACAGGGATGGGTTGGCAAGAAAAAAGGTGGAAAAGTTAAAAGAGGTTGCGCAAACGGAGGAACGGTTGTCATGCCTACCGTAGGTAATGATGTTCGTACAAGAGCTTATAAACACGGTGCTCTTATTCATCCACGACCAAGACCGACAACGGTCCTTCATGGTCGTGAGCGTGCGCGTGGAGTAGGCATCGCTAAAAGAGGTTGGTAATGCCAAAAAAACACTTAAACGGTTCTAGTAGATTAGAACATCATCCTGGAGTGAAGGACATTTTGGGTCCTGATATAGCAAAAGCATTTAGTAAAGTTCTAGGTAAATTTCCTTATGTTGGGACAAAACCTACTTTTCATAAAAAAGGTGGGTTAATAAAAGGCAAACCTAAGTTAACTAAGCGAGGTTATTAATGGCACGAAACCAGAATATGGTTGAGGTGGAGGATCAAGAAGAACTAGAGATCCAAACTCCTACAAGCACCATTAAAGAAAATGTTGATGTAATCGAGGACGAAGCGGGTAACGTACTTTCAGGTACGCCAGCTCCCGAACTTCCCCGAGAAGAATTCCATGCCAATTTGGCGGAGTTCATGGACGATACCGATTTAAGTAAACTAAGTACAACTCTTCTAGCTGATTACAAAGACGATTCTTTAGCGAGAAAATCATACATTGAAACATACACCAAAGGTTTGGATCTTTTAGGATTCAAATACATGGATGTTACTCGACCATTTATCGGAGCTTCGGGGGTAACCCATCCGTTGATGGCGGAAGCTGCAACCCAATTTCAAGCACAAGCGTTTAAAGAACTTCTTCCGTCTGATGGACCGGTACGATGCCAGGTCGTAGGTAAAGAAACCGCGGATACCATTAAACAGGCGAACCGGGTTAGAGATTTTATGAACTATCAAATCATGGATAAGATGGAAGAATATACTCCTGAGTTTGATCAAATGTTATTTCAGCTTCCTTTAGCAGGATCTTCTTTTAAAAAAATTTATTATGATGAAACGAACGCGCGTTGCAAATCTACTTTTGTACCTGCAGAAGATTTAGTGGTGCCTTATAATGCATCCGATCTTTATGATTCGGAACGTATTTCTCATATCGTTCGAATGACCAAAAACGAAATTAGAAAAAGACAGGCTTCTGGATTTTATCGCGATGTCGAACTTCCTGAACCCTTTTTTAAAGAAGACCGTGCACGAAAGAAATACCAAGAACTAGAAGGCGTTACACCACAGAAATATCAAGATCTTTATAACTTGATTGAGATGCACGTCAATATTGATCTTCCGGGTTATGAAAGCGAGGACAAGGTTAAAATTCCTTACATCGTGACTCTGGATGAAGACAGTATGACGGTTCTATCCATTTATCGAAACTACAAACAAAACGATCCCTTAAAGAAACGAATTCCCTATTTTGTTCATTACAAATTTTTACCGGGTCTGGGTTTTTATGGCTTTGGTTTAATTCATATGATTGGAGGCTTATCAAAAGCAGCGACAGGCGCTTTAAGACAGCTTCTGGATGCAGGAACGTTAGTCAATTTACCCGCTGGATTTAAATCCAGAGGTTTAAGAGTTAGAGACGATGCGGAACCGTTGCAACCAGGTGAATTCAGAGATGTTGATGCTCCGGGCGGAAACATTAGAGATCAATTTCAATTATTACCTTTCAAGGAACCGAGTCAAACCCTTTTTCAATTACTGGGATTTTGCGTAGATGCAGGAAGACGTTTTGCAGCGATTGCGGATCTTCAAGTAGGAGACGGCAATCAACAAGCAGCGGTGGGAACAACCGTCGCTCTTTTAGAGCGGGGATCCAGAGTGATCAGCGCGATCCATAAACGTTGCTATTATTCCATGAAAGAGGAATTTAAAATCATGGCAAGAATTTTTTCAGAATACCTTCCTCCTGAATACCCTTACAATGTGGTGGGTGGAAATCGAATGATTAAGATGCAAGATTTTGATGAACGGGTTGATGTCATACCGGTAGCTGATCCTAATATTTTTTCAATGTCGCAAAGAGTGACATTAGCACAAACAGAACTACAACTGGCTCAGGCCAATCCACAAATTCATAATATGCATGAGGCGTTTAGACGGATGTACGAAGCGTTAGGAGTAAGAAACATTGATGCCTTATTGCAACCGGAACCTGAACCGCCAGTTCCTATTGATCCTGCGGAAGAAAATACGGCAGCTTTACAAATGGTAATGCCTAAAGCTTTTTCAGAACAGAATCATGATGCTCATAATGCAGCGCATATGACCTTTATTAAAACACGAATGGTTCAATCCAATCCACAAGTTTATGCTTTATTGCAAGGACATATTTCGGAACACGTGAGTTTAAAAGCGAAGAACGAAGTGATGGAACAATTTTCTCAAAATCCACAACTCGTTGAATTGAAAGAAACAAATCCCGAAGCGTGGGCACTTGAATTTGATTCAGCCGTGGCTCAAAGAGTGGTTGTTTTAACTAATGAACTCGTTCAACAAGAAATGCAGTTTTTACAACAAGTTAATATGGATCCATTGGTTATGCTTAAACAGAGAGAGTTGGATCTTAAAGCTCAAGATATTCAAAGAAAAGACAAAGAAACAGATAAACGTTTGAATGTTGAAACAGACAAATTCCAAGCTCAGCAAAATATTGCTGAAGACAAATTGAGTCTTGCTGAAGAAATTCAGCGGGGTCGTTTGGATTTGGCTCAACAACAAGCTAAGGATAAAGAAGAAATTGAGCAGGATCGTTTAGCGATAGCTAGACAACAGGCTAGAAATAGGAAATAATATGCCAGGAGGAGCAGGAACACCAGGAGGATATCAAGGAGATATGGATTGGGATGAAGGTGGAGGCAGCCCCATTAATGGTGGTAAAGGTTCGGGACATGCGGCGGCTACAGCAGCCGTTAATCAAGATCCTTCTGGACTAGATCACGGAAATATATCAACACATACAGCAACAACCAAAGGTCCAAACGGTGGAAGCGGTGAAAAAGCCGGGATTGATTATAAAAAGCACGCAGTAAACGCTGGTGTGAGTCAAGTAGCACGATTACTTGGAGCGCATCCTCTTGTAGCTGCGTTTGTTGCTCCTGCAATTAGAAGGGGTAGTAACAGACGAAAAAATACCAGTTTAAAAACTGAAGCTCCAAAACTTCGTCCTCCTACGGGGGCAAATTTTGTTACTGGAACCGTTGAGCACGGTGGAGATGGTCCAGGTCCGCAAATGACTGCTACAAGCGCTCAGGCAGCTCAACCTATTAAACCTAAAACTCAACCTTATCACATGGGTTTTGATTTTCAACAAGCTAAACACAAACTTGGAACTTCTGGGCAATTAATGCCCGATCCTAGGAAACGAACTTACCAAGGATGGGAATTTAAAAAAGGAGGATTGGCAGGAGGTAAACGATTTGGCCCTCCTCCTAAAAAAGGACCTAATCCCCATGGCAAATGTCCCTTTAGACCCGATGGCATTCGTGGAGTAGGTGCTGTTGAAAAAGGGCGTGGAGTAAAATTCATTGGTACAAAATAATTTAGCTTATTTAGCGGGAATTGTTGATGGTGAAGGTTATTTCTTCCTTGAACAAGCTCGAAAAAACTATAAAATTCCAGTTTTAGGGGTAGAAATGGCAGAAAAAGACGTTATTCAAGCGTTTCCTGACTGTTTTGGGTGTGGTCATTTCTTGACAAGACAGCCTAAACAAGCCCATCATAAATTGTTGTATCGTTGGCGCGTCCGAGGACGTCCAGCCATCGCAATCTTGAAAAAGATGTATAAATACTTTAGTATACGAAGAAGAAAAAACGCAGATATATTATTTAAACATAAATTTAAAAATGGATCTAAAAAAATTATATCAAGAAATATTTCGCAAGAATGTGGAGTGGTCAAATCGCCATGAACCGATGGCGGTTGCAGGGATTTTCTTGGCTCAAGCGCTCAAATTTTATAAAAGTGCTTTATCGACAGACGAGTATGATGAAATGATGGAAATTATTTCAGATAGTTCTCATAAAGTTACTCCCTTACCACCTTTAAAAAGGACGTTGCACTAATATGTGGTTTAATTTAGCCGGAATGGCTCTAAAAGCTGGAGCTAAAATTTATTCCAATAGACAAAAAACTAAAGTGGCTATGTCTGATGCACAATTGATGCATGCAGAAAAAATGGCCCGAGGAGAAGAATCTTACCAGGGCAAACTTTTAGAAGCCCGACAATCAGATTTTAAGGACGAATTTGTACTTTTAATCCTCTCAGCGCCCATCATTGTTTTAATGTGGGCAGTCATAAGTGATGATCCGACAGCAATGGAGAAAGTAAAACTTTTCTTTGAGTATTTTTCAACACTGCCAGTTTGGTTCACTTCACTTTGGATTTTAGTCGTCGGTAGTATTTTTGGTATAAAGGGAACACAAATCTGGAGAAATGGCGGAGGTAAGAAGAAATAATGCCTTTTAAATCAGAAAAACAAAGACGTTATCTATGGAGGAAACATCCTAAGATGGCTCAAAAGTGGACAGATGAACATGGAAGTAAGCCTGTGAAAAAGAAAGACGGTGGTCTTCCTAAATTAGATAAATATTACGGTAGTTACATCAAAGGAACGGCGGATGGTCATAAATTATCTAATCCTACTTACCGAAAATACTACAAGGGATTAATCTAATTCGTGGATTATCACACCATCAAATACATTCAAAACAAGCTTTTAAAGCCTAAAATCGACTCTTTAACTACTAAAGTTAAACTGGGAGTTGACAATTTCCCTGAATATAAATATATAATAGGACAAATCAGATCCAGTGAGGATCTGCAACAGGATTTAACAGACCTGCTGAAGAAACAGGAGCCGGATGACAACACAGACACAGGAGAAGACGACACCTAAGCAAAAAGAAGCTTTGCTTAATGCGTATAAAACCGCAGAAGAAGTTAAAGATCTTTTTCTTGATCCTAAGTCTCTTAAAAAATCAGTTCTTGATAGATTGCCCCAACCAACCGGTTGGAGAATTCTAGTCTTACCTTACGGAGGAGTTAAAAAAACAAAGGGAGGCATATTGCTTTCCGATAAAACGCAAGAGACGATCCAAATGACGACCGTCTGTGCGTATGTTTTAAAAGTTGGACCTCAAGCGTACCGAGACACTTGGCGTTTTCCAAGTGGACCCTGGTGCAAAAAAGGAGACTGGGTTATTTTTGGGCGCTATGCAGGATCCCGTTTCAAAATAGAAGGTGCTGAAATCCGTCTTTTAAACGATGATGAAATCATCGCAACAATCAGTAATCCAGAGGATATACTGCATTTATACTAGGAGGAAAGATGGCTAAAACAGAGCTAAATAA